CCGTGGACAAAAGTCGTCAAGGCACTTCTGCGACGTTTGGCGTATGTTTTTATGGCCCTATCGGATACGTCGCCCAGCAGCTGCCCTGCAATGCCATAATCACCACCGGTCGCATCAAAGACTTCGTTTGTCCCACCATGACGCATGACGTGCGTAGCGGTATATTGTAAGCCGGCCTTTTTGAAAGCGTAGTTATACCAATAGTGAACGATGTGATACCTAAATACGTCCCCATATTCATTGGGGAACACATAGTCATCATCCCCTTTGCCGATTCCATCTCCATAATGTTCCAACAAAGCCGCATAAGTTTCCGGAAGCATCGGCAGTGCCTTTGTCCCGCCTAGAGCCGCTGAATTTTTGAATCCCGGTTCAACGCTGGGGAGTTCTCCGGTCTCCACGGTATAAATAACGTGCTGTTCAATTATTATCCGGGATTCTTTAGGATCTTCTCTGTTAAAAATAATATGTTTCCACTTCAGTGCTGCAACTTCCGAAACTCTGAGCGCCTCATGATACTGAGTAGTTGCAAACGGACTCAGGATTTTGCCATACTTCGTTATCTTTAGTTCCGCTTTCATGAGTTCAAAATCCTGTCGCACTAGGTCTTTGTTCTGGGCCGGGCGTGCGACGTTCAACTTTGCATCTTTCCAATGTCGCTTCTTGATCGGATTCCTGAAACTAGTGTCTTCTTCATAATATTCTTCGTAATACTTGAAAATAAGGCCGAGTATCATCAGCTCACGATCGAAGGTAAAACGTCTTCTGGCACGATATTCGTCTTTATTGGCTTTCCTATCAGCAAGCCATAAGTCTATGACTTTTGACGAAATTGAGTTTATCGGATATTCGGATAGCATTTTAAAATGTCGCCTCGACACTCCTCCATAAAATATTCTGCTAGATTTACCCAAAAGCGGAAATCTGCGTTTCTTCCATTCGATCACAATCTCCTGAAATGTGGGACCACTTGCTGGTTGTGAGGATGGAAGTTTCTGTTGCGAATCCGAGGCTGCGTCATCAATATAGGATTGCCAATTGCGAGCGTCTTCGAGACTCTCAAAGTACCCAGACTTTCTTTTCCTCTTCCCCCTAGCATCAACCTCATATCTTCGAGCGACATAGATCTTGCCTCTTGAAGGTGGCCTATACTCCTTTCTGGCTTCGTCCCAGACAAGAATTCTTCTGACGTTTGGCGCGCCAGTTACAGGAGGATAAATGCGATTTTTACCTTGATAGGTCTTCGGATTGAACTTCTTCATTGAGCGAATCTCCGTTGAAGCCAAACTTCAACTTCATTCACTCGAAATCTCACAGAGCGCCCGCGTCGCCTAAATGGAAGGCCCTCTTTCATATACTTATTTACAAAACCAATGGACATACCAATATGCAACGCGAGTGCTTTTTTCGTTATCCAATTGTCAAAGATCCGATCTTCAGCTTCTTTTGCTGAGACATTGTTTGAGGATACTTTCCACTTTTTGACAATGGAAGAGGTAGATGCAGAATTTTTTTTCATAGCCACAGACGAAAATCCCTGAATACTGATATTTGACATGGAACACATAAGGCGTGTAAAAAGCCCCCGTATACGAGGGCTGTAATGGGCTTCATAAAATGCTTATGATTTAATCGACCTACACATCATGCAATTCCAGCCATTTTGAGCCTTCCAAAACTTCTGTTAACTTTTCAATCTTTTATGACGTTAGTTGAGTTTGCAGCACACGGCTGATGCTGAGATTTTCATACTCAGGCTTACAGATCCCTTGGCATAGAAATCACATTGATAGAAATTCTCTTCAGGGAACGGCATAGAGCTTTGAATAAACACTTCAGCACCGCCTGCTGAAACGTAGCATCCACCGCCTGTCATTATTTCACCCGCAGGGCATTCAGCGACTACTGAAAGCCCGCTGCCTATAGTGGATTCAACAAAATTTGAATGGCAACCGGAGAATGAACTTTTTGGGCCTTCAGGCCCACGGTCGCCCTTCTCACCTTTGGGACCCTGAACGCCGGCAATTCCAGTGTCACCTTTAAGCCCAGTATCACCTTTTTCGCCTTTATCACCTTTCAAACCCGTTTCGCCTTTATCCCCTTTGGCTCCGATCTCGCCACGGCCCCCTTTTTCACCTTGAAAGCCTCTAGGCCCTCGCAGTTCTTCGACCAACTTTTTGTAGCCCCCGCAATCAATGAATCCATTTTCAATCTTGCAGGATTCGCCTTTATCACCCTTGGCTCCCTGCAAGCCTTGAGGACCGACCGGCCCAATTTCGCCTTGAGGACCCTGGACACCTTCCGGTCCACGAATCCCCTGCGGTCCCTGAATGCCCTGCGATCCGCGATCACCTTTTGGTCCTCGAAGGGTCTCCAGTGTAACCACAGATTCGCCACAAATAATTGAATCCTGAGTGATCGTACAGCCTTCACCTTGATCACCTTTAGGCCCCTGAACCCCTTGAGGGCCACGCAGGTTATCGGTGCTACCGACCCACTCACCTCTTTGATTGATAATAGGCTCGCCGCCAATATAGAACGCATCGGCGTTGAGCTTCCCTTTGACATTCGTATTGCCTTTCTCGACATCGATAATCAGTGCTGGTGGACATTTGTCGGGGTTGTTGCAAGGACTGTTGTCCTTTGGCAAGCGCCTAATGACGATATCACGCCCACGTTGTGCGTTAACGAATTCATTGCTTGTCCAGATATTCTCATCGACAGGCAGGCGCTTATCAGGAAATTCCTGTGCAAGCGCGATTGAAGAAACGAAAGATAAAAATAGAACTACTGACTTGATCAAGATACTTTACCTTCTGAGGTGATTTTTGATGTGTAGCCGTTGCTGTCCAGGATGTGTTCAACAGAACTGATCATCCATTCGCCATCGATCTGAGGCCGCAAGTCTTCGATTGAGCACCGTCCACCTGCATAGAGCAGAGGGTTACCCGGCACAGTCACAGACAAGCGAGAAGCCAGACGTTTGAGCTTTTTGAACTTGGCATCAGCGGCCACACGCGCCGACGCCTCATCTTTCATTAAAAATTTTATGGCATGAACTTTTCCTTCCTTTCCGGCGATGACCGACTTCTCACGAGCTGCCGCCCTATCCCACCAAAAGGCTTTAACTCCTGAGTAAACTGGCTCTGAAACATATTTGAAGTCATAGTCGATGGGCTTTCTGATTTTAACTGGCGTGATTCGTGATCCGCTGGGGGTTGTGGTTGAATCCCGATCAAAGAAAATGAGATGGTCCCGCTGGATCTTGAAAATACATTCATAGTGCTCTGCGAGCCGTGCGAGAAAAGCAGCATCGCTTTCGGTTTGATCTTCGTGCTGGACTTTTATCTGCGAGCATACAGGGTCAATTGCGGCCTTGAGCCCATGGGTCTTACAGATATCATTTAAGACATACTCAAGCGTTCCTGGTCGCCATGATCTCTTTTTCGGAATCTTTATCGACGGGTAACAGTCGATCACGCCTGCTTCAATCGTGGCAGTTGCTGGCGCTCCCTTAAGAGAAATTGGCCGCGCCGCATATAGGCCGAGATCATAGAGTTCATCGTTGTATCCGACCCAAACTTCTAGTCGAGTTCCTTCCTCTGGCGCTTCTATTGGGGGATTATCAAAAAGCCGGAGCTGTATTGAATCACTTTCAAATCCTGCCTCATCTTTAACTGTGAGGCTAATAAATCGCTTTCGAATCTCAAGGCTAAGGTCTTCACCGTTGGAAGTTATTCTGAATTTCGGTATCGTCAATTGAATAGTCTCTGCGCCGTACGCGTTTTGGTTGGTTCAGGAATATCGGGCAAGAGAATTGTTTCGCGCTTCTCCAGCCTTGTGACTCGACCAAGATCATCAAACAATGCGAGTTTATTTGGATTCGCAGTCAGGACAGCTTCCACAGCGCCTTGCGAGAACCCATAGTGGTGAAAGCATATCAAGTCGATCTCATCATCTTCTTTAAGTTCATAGGTCTGCGGCATAGCTTTCGAGTTCCAACGTGAATTCAACTTTCAACGGTCGTCCGTCATCCGTGAAAAGAGTTCTATTGTCCTTGACTGATAAAATGATCCAAAGACCCAGGTTCTGCCCACTTTCACTGTCCGCAGCAATCAGGCGATAAGGAACCCCGTCCCTTCCCATAGTCCGCAGGTCAGAAATCTGGCTCAAATTCCCTCGGTAGTGTGGGTACATTGTCCCTGAAATCGTGATCTTTTCGCCATTGGTGCCTAGAAACTGCCGCAGCGGCTCCGCGCCGATTCTTTTCAGCTCGGCCCAATTGAATGATGTCTCCCGATCAAACTTCTGAAATGAAACGCCTTTTGGCTCGAAAATGAAGTCCCCGAGCTTCGCGAGGAAGCCTGACTTTATGAGTGGAATATCCAACCTTAGAATCCTAGCGAGTCAGCGAAAGAAAAATTCGCAGGCTTAAAGCCTTCGGTCATGTGAGATTTGATCCTGTTGGCTATCTGCCGTGGCGCTTCATCTCCACCAGCCACAGCTATTTCAAATCTTTGGCTTAGGTTGTAGTTTTGTTCTTTGCTCATGGGATATGGCTGAAATCTTGATGATGAAATCTCTGGAATTCTCGAACCGACCGGAACCTGCGGAGGGACAATGTTTTTGAACAGGTCAGTATCGGTATTCTCAAAATCGAAGAATTTTCCGATCGCTTTAAAGATCGGTTCCAGTTTACCCATGAGTTTAGTAAAATAGGCAACGATCGGATCCCAATTTTTTATGATTGCACCAAGCGGCGTGAACTGTGCGACAGGTTCAATGATTTTCCAAACCGCTTTGAAAATTTGCTTAAGCTGTTCCCACTTGACCTTGACATATGCCATGATCCCGTCCCAGTTCTTGTAGACAGCGATTGCCAACGGAGCGAGAGCAGCCGCAGCGAGAATGATGAGAGCAACAGGATTTTTACTCGCCACAAGGTTCCAGGCTTTTTGAGCAACAGTTATGATTTGTAAAGCACCGTTCAGGGTCCAGAGTGCTGTTTTGTAGGCAAGCACAACTCCCTTGCTAAGAAGCAGGCCAGCAGCTAGATAGCCAACCCATTTGACCAAAGTCTGATGATTGGTGGCAAACCCCGAGACTTTAAGCATCCCGTCTGCTATGAGTTTCATAAGGTCTGAGAGTGCTGGCAGAAAAACCGCCCCTGCAGAAATCCCGGCTGCTTCCAAAGCTGACTGCATTGTTTTCCAGGACCCAACCGTGGTTTCATTCAGCCTTTTCGAGATTTCTTCAGCAGAGTTGGTTTTCTCCAGTGCTTCCGTGAGTCCCTGGAATTTCTGTTCGCCTTCCGCTGCTTCATTCATTAGAGTTTTTAACGCCGTTCGGGTTTTGGAAAACAGCACTGCTATTGCCTCAAGCCTCTTTGCCTCTGGCAGACCTGCGAGAGCGGATTCAATTTCCTTGGTCAATTGGTCATTCGACTTCTGCTGCTTGTCTGATCCCATCTGGGAAATATTCAAAGATTTTAACGTCGCCTCTGCCTCCTTCGAACTCAGATCCAGTTCAGTTTTGTCGATCGTGGGCTTAATTTTGAATATTTCGTTGAATCTCTTATCAAAGTCAGCACCCTTAAGACCTTCGAAGGCTTTGGCAAACTCAGCTACGTTCGCCCCTTTCGCTCCGTCTTTGAAAGCAATTCCGAACTTGTCTTGAAGCACCTTCAAATCGTCGCTTGTCAAGTTGTCCTGGATGTACTTGAGAGAGTCACGGAATGCTGGCGCAAGCTGCAGTTTCTTGATTTCAAATTCAAGCTGACCCGAGCCCGCTTTTCCGAGCAGTTCTGTTGCGCCTGCAGCTGCTTCCTCGCCGAAAATATCCTTGATGTACTTCGCTCGTTCGGCACTTCCCATCCCGGCGAGCTTTTTATCCAGATTCTCAAGAATTTCAGGCATGGAAAGGAGATTTTTATTTGCATCCTTTGTGGCCACCCCAAGTTTCTCCAATGCCTTCTGTCCAGCCGCTGGTGGAGATGCCAGGCGTTGATACATCGCCCTTAGAGCGGTACCAGCCATCGAGCCCTGAATGCCGACATTGCCCAGAAGCCCCGAAGCTGCGGCGACTTCCTCAAGAGAAGCCCCCAGACCGCTCGCAACGGGGGCCACATATTTCATTGTTTCAGCCAGGTCGCGAAGGTCGGTATTCGACGAAATGAAGGTTGCCGTCATCGCGTTCGCAACCCGCCCCATTTCCGTGGCATCAAGGCTGAAACCAGCCAGCATGTTGGAAGCCATTTCCGCAGTTTCACTGAGGTCAGTATCACCTGCAGCAGCCAGATTAAGAACGCCTCCCAATGAATCAGCAATTTCCTGTACGCTGAATCCAGCCTGAGCGAGAAATGATTGCGCAGATGCCGCTTCCGAGGATGAAAAGATTGTGGTATCGCCCAGTTTCCTCGCTTCGGCTTCCAGCATCTTCATTTCGCTGGAAGTGGCCATTGTCTGGGCACCGACCTTCGCCATGGCATGCTCGAACTCTGCGGCGAGCTTAATAGGCGCAGCCATGGCCATACCCATACCGGCAACTTCCAAAGCTCCTCCGACGATGTCGCCTCTTAGCTCGCGACCCCGCTCAGCCTGCCTCTTGCCACGCGCAGCCAGGTCGTGAGTACGTTTGGTCTTGGCCATGGCCGCAGCCAATTCGCCTTCGAGCCGCGCCAGATTCTTTGTGTCGTGACCTGCGGCCTTCAGCGCTTCTTCATACCTTTTGATTGACGCGGTTTGTGTATTGAAAGCTGTCGTG